TGTAATCGCCTAAGCTCTGAACTTAAGAATACCTTAAAATCAGTGCCGCCATCACGAATTGATAAAATGTGTCTGTTTAGCAACCCTCTTTGTTCAGGCAAAAGACCTGCGTACTGATCATTATACTTGTTAGTAAACGTCTTAACCACAAGGTCATCAATTGGTTTCAAGTTTTTTTCAACCTTTTCATCAATTCTTTGTGTTAAATTTTCTAAGACAGTTTTTTCCATCAGAACTTTCTTTTTAACTGGTGTTTGATCACTGAAGATTTGGGAAATTGTGGCGAGTGCCCTATAGTTTGGAATAAACGTTGAAAATAGATCAGGACCTAACTCTTTGTTGATTTGCCTAATCATCTTACTTTGTTCAGTAAATAACTTTCTCTGGTTTATGCCACCATGTTCCGCTTTGGTCTGATGAATTAACTTCTCAGCGGTATAGCCATCAAGATTATCAGCCTCGCACAAAGCCTTATAACAATCAAGTTCCTTTTTTAGAACCTTACCGCCTGCAAAGTACTCCCTCATAATTGATCTTACTTTAGAAGCTTTCTTAATGTTCTTAGATAGGACTGATTTTGTTAGCTCTCGGATAAGTGCTTCAAAAATAAACCCAGTATTTCTCTTTTTATTATGTTTGGTCTTCATCATTAGCCTCCAACTGGCTGATCAAGTCTTTAATTTGATTCTTTGTTTCAAACAAAAGAGTTTCATCTTTTTCCTGTGCTTCAGTTACTCCAACTGCCAATCTTCCTATTTCCTGTGCCCCTTTAAATAGGTTGCGATTACCCGGAGAAGCAGTTTGTTGTCCAGCTTGGGCTGCATAACTTCTACGTCGTGGACCCATTCCTTTCCTAGAGTCCATTTTTTCAGGGGTATAATACTTCCCTTTCGCCCCAGGTGTTAGGTAACTTTCATCTCTCATGCCGGGCGCTGCCAATAGTGGTCCTTCATCGGCAGGCTCTTCAGCGGCGGGCTCTTCACCACCAGCTTCCTCACCGCCTAAACCTAAATCTTCGCCGCCCAGGTCCTCTCCGCCAGCTTCACCACCACCGCCAGCCGCAGCAGCGGCCGTGGCAGCTTCACCTGCTGCTGCGCCGGCAGCTTCGATCACAGCATCGAGCTTGGTATCGTGGTACCTCTCCTCGATGATTCGATCAATTTCTTGTTCATCTAGCTTAAAGATATTTTTATATACCCAGCGTTTAGAGAAGAAACCCTCTGTGGCAGCGCCAGCAATATCAAACCTAGTTCTCATGTGCTCTAGTTCTTGGAGTTCAGCAATCTTAGATGGGTTATTCAAAGATAGTTTAAAGGACAATAAATCATCACCTCTGTACCCAAGAGTGTACAAGTGGACCACTGCCATTTTGTGGAGTTCGGCGATAACAACTCTCTGGAGCCTTTGAATGGTTCTAGCAAACCGAATGTCTTTTTGCGCCAGCGTAGCTTTATCCTCCATCGAGTCTGACTGGGCAAGATATGCCTTTGGTACCTTTAATGCGGAGAACAATTTATCTCTAAGGTATTGCACATCTTCAATTGCACTAGTAAATTGTCCACCAGCCAAGGTCTCAACCCTTGAAGAGTTGCCCGCTCTAGTAGGGATATAATAATCCTCGTCAATGCTCATAGCATTGTATCTAAGATCTACCCTGCCGGTGTCTGCATCGACAATCTGGTTTCTCTTCATTTGGGTTCTTACTTGTTCAATATATTGCTCGACCTCTTGAGGTGGAATATTGCCAACATCAATATAAAAAACACGGCGCTCAGGTGAGCGAACCACTCGATAAGCCATCATGGCGTCTTCAATTAGAGTTAACTGTCTCCAGATTCTTCGAGCCGGCTCCAACACAGATGTGCCATATGGCGTGTATTGTTCATTACCCAGAACTCTAAAGTGCGCAATCTGCCAATTCTCAAATGTAACTCCAGAAGCAGCGTTCTGTCCACCACTCCAAAAGTATTGAATATAGTTTGGGTTTGTTGGATCAGTGCCTTCGATTCTTTCGCATTCTCTAAGTGGCAAAGGCACAACGTTTGTGATACCAAGCTCCTCATCAATGTCAAGGTATAGAAAATAGTCACCGTATTTGCAGGTTGAACGAGCCCAACCAAACAAATTGAAGTCAATGTTTAGAACACTATAGAGTAAAATGTTTAGAATATGTTTGATTTCTTGATTCTGGCAATCGACTCTAACGATGGGAGAAATCTCAGAGGAGGTTGTGATTTCATCCGCATAAACGTCTAGAGATGAGGCGATCTCTGGCATATATTCCATCTGATCAAAATCTGCGTAGCGATACTCACGATTCTGTTCTGATAGTTGTTTGCTCTGGAGAGGTTCAAAAAGATTATAATACTCTTTTTTCTTGAACTCCTTGCCGGTGCTTGTGGTAAAGGTGTAGTTCTTGATACTGGTAGACTTCAAACGCTTAATTTGCTGTTTGTTGTAATTTACAATTGGACCACTGAAAAGTCTTGTCAGTCTCTTAAACAGAGTTGCTTGTTTATTTCTTGGGTTGCTATTATCTGCCATTTTTTATCCCTTATAAATCCAAGGCAAATAATTGCCGCCTGGTTTTGGCTTTTGTTTTCTCTCAGAATATCCTGTCATACCCTGGATTCTAGTATCTAGTTTACTACTGTCAGATCTCCACCCAGTAAACATGGCTTTTCTTTGCTCTACTTCTTTTTGATTAACTGTCAAAGCTGTGTCCCTAATCCAACAGGCTATTGCTAGTGCAATAACCAAATCATCGTTATAACCTCTCATACCTTGTGGTCGCCCATTATGCCAAATGAAGGTTTTAATTTCATTGACTGTGCGCAAGGAGTTTAATATAAGTAGTTTATTTCTTATGAACTCTTCAAGTTTTGATAGAACAAGTGGTCGAGTTTTCATAGACATCGTAAAGCCGGCTACCCCACCTCTCGCTTCAGCCGTTGCTTGGTCAACATATTCATGAGTTGATTTCAGGCTGTAATAGATGTTATCATACCCCAACTCTTCTATCTTGTTTAGCACACCATAGTCGTGATTGTTCTCAATTACTAACAGGGCATTGTTATACTCACTAGCCATACTTACTAGCAGTGGCGCAAACATATCTGCTGTTACTTTTCCTTGGTATTCAGCCACTTGTTCCATGGTATCTAATCGAATAACCTGAGCAACACTAAAGTCACTACCATCACCCCTGGCAACATCAGCACATAAAAGATATTCTGCCCCTTCTTGTACAGGCTTCCAAATCCAATAGTTTCTATCAAACCCTGTTCTGTGTTCTGGTTCGGAACAAAATTCTAATAACCTTCTTATGTCATCACCCGATACAACTGTGTCTCCAGAGGCATTAAAGTTACATTCTAACTCCTGGGCTATTTCTCTTGCAGACATGTTACGGGTCTCTTTTTTGAACCATCTTTCGTCTCTATCTGGATGGATTGACCAAGGTAACTTAATCGTGTGGAAATCGTTTTTACTCTCAATAGCCTCGGTGTAAGTTTTGTGAAACCAGTTCCCAACACCATTAGGAGTAGACAAAGCAATACAACGACCACCAGTTGATAGCGTAGGGTAAAGACCTGCCCATAACTCATCCATGCCCTCGACGAAAGCAGCCTCATCTACTACTAAAAGAGATAGGGCTTCTGATCGACCTGCGTCGCCAGAGGTTGAGGACGCTTTGACTTGAGACCCGTTGGTTAATTCAAATGATGTTCTATTGTTGATATTAATGTCTGCGATTTTTAACCAAGCGGGTAAATGCTTATGAATTGATTTAATCTTCTTGACTAAATTTGTGGCTGTGCTTAATTTGGTTGCAACAACGAGAACGTTCTTTTCTCTCTGAAATAACATTAACCAGCAAACATATGCTGCAACAGTGGTAGAAATACCAAGCTGCCTGGCTTTTAGAATAACGCTAAACCTGTGCTCATTAAAATATCCTAAAGCTTCCCTCTGAAAATCATAAAGCTCAAAAGGTATAAGACCCCTCATGGGCTCTGATATTTTAGCGTAATTGTTAGTAAAATAAACCGGATCTCGCCCACAGCGGACGATCTCTTGCATTATCTCCTTTTTGGTGAGAGACATTTATGCCTCTGGCGTATCAGGATTCTTCTTTGATTTATCGTTTGGAGGTCTTTTGTCTGTCGAAAGTTCTAAGAACTTTTTAAAGTTATCCTCTAGTCTATCTTTATCTGATTTTTGACCGATAGGATCAACTCCCTCTACGCCTCCAATCTTGTATGCTTTTTGAGCTTGAATAAAAGTCCTAATACGAGAGATGCTTTGTGCATCAACTCTAGCCTCGTCGATAGGAGACAAAGTTACGGACCCGTTACCAAGTCGTCTATATTCCTTTTTAAGATATTTTAAGATGTCAGCAAATCGAGCCTCGACTTCATTGACAAGTTTATTGGGTGGGTGCATATCCTTCATGCTCATTTCCGACTGATAAGAAACAACCATCTGATCTGCTGCAAATTTAAC